TTGCCGTCTGATGGATCCCGCAATCTCAATCCGCTCGCATACCGGCTCCAGCAGATCCAGCAATCTGTGAGCATGATACCGAGCAGCGTCCAATGGTACTTTTTTAGCTCTGCTCATCAGTCGCTTTGCTTTCCTTGTCATTCAGCCGATTCAGTTGGTCCAGCTTATCGGCTATTGCTCGTAGTTCGAGGGCGGTAAGATAAAAAACGCTCGTGTCCTTATACCGCCATGTCCCCTCGGTCAGTCTCAACCTCCCCTGTTCTCTACCGTTTTTCCTAGAGACGAAATAGATGTCCCTCGTAACAAATTCGAATTTGATGACCATTGGGTCAGTCATTTCACGCTCCTCTTCTAATGGGCAATTCGGGCATCGCTGTGCAAAAAATTCACGTGGAGTCATTTGGTCCACTCCGCCAGTGAGTTTGCAAGTAACGTTTTTCACCTCGTCGAAACCAGGCCAAAATCTATCGGTTGCAGGACAGCTGCTTGCACTTCGCGGTCTCTCGTCTACAACAATCTGGACGATTTTCATCGCTCACCGTCCACATGGTCGGGAGGTAATGGATACCAGCGTATACAATCTGCCACGCCGAAGCCAACGCCGGAGATACATTCGGTAAAATAAATCTTGCCGTAGTCATTTGTCTTAAATTCAACAGTTCTCCAGCCAAATGTTTTGCTTTGACCCAGCACAAGCTGATACGTTTTTGGTGGATTGGCATTAGGATCGTACCCATCTCGATAAGGTTTCAACTCCGCAATTTCCTTTTCCAACACGGCGATGCGGTCAGTCAACTCTGCAATTTCTTCTTCGAGATGGAACTTGTCCTCACACACAAGGGAACAGAAACCGTGTATTCTACTTTCGTTTGCGCCGCACCTTCGGCATTTCATTTCGCTCCCTTCTCTCATTTCTCACGCTCCTCCCAGTCTTTTGCCGGAACATAAACCGTTCCATGTCTGATAAGAACTTTTCGCTCTGGATACAAGGGAATTGCTGGTTCTGTCACAACGTCAAATCCGCAACCGTTCACAAGCTTTTTAAACGCCTCAAGTTCGGCAATGTAGTCACTCAATGCTTTCAACGAATTACTCTCTGCATCTTTTTCAGGAGTAAACATTACGTCAATCCACATGTCCCGTCTTAAGTCCTTTATTAGTTTGGTCGCCTTCTCGCTTATTTCACTCATTTCTGCTCCTCTGGCAGAGTAGGGAGCGGTGTAAAACTGCCCTCTCCTGCTCTAATTTTTGCTAAAATTTCGTATTGCACAGCCTCTTTCAGTTGACCATCCAGCTCTGCAATGCGCTTACGGAGCGCGTCCTCAATCGGACGGGTGTCCCAGTCTTTAAGCGGAATTGCTCTTGCCCCTGCCATTGAACAACCAAGATTAAAACAAGCAAAATGGTTGTCTAAACATTCATGATCACCCAAAACCAGCTCATTCATCCTTTTCCTCAACTTCCTCATGGTTCACCCGCCAAAGCAACACTCCAACCTGGACCGTGATGATCAAAACCATCCAGATCACCGCAATTGCCAACACGGAACAAACCAAACGACCGGCAAACTGCACCAGGTTCAAAATAACCCCAGCTGGTAATCCGGAACTCTAAACCAGGGCAGTGGAGTCTGACAGCCTGGTTTGTATTCCCCGTCCTCATACTTCAGACACCGCAACATCCAGCCTCCTTCAGGTTCAGCGCAAGTTGTCTGGTAAATTGCCACTGTCACCGGCGCTGAACAGTTCGGTCGCTGCGCATGGGCTATTTCGCTCCAGCAATATCTAACATCCGACAGTTGGTAGATTTCGCCTGTATTTGATGACAATCTTCCAAGCTCTTCAAGTCTGACATTAGCGAGTTGTTCAATGTTCAAAATAACCCCAGCTGTTTTTCACGTGCTTGCCGTTCATGCCGTGCCAGGTCGCTCCAAGGGTTGGCTTCAGCGATCAACGCCTTCTGCAGCCTCTCAAAAATGATCTTCGCAAATTTCTTGCGATTGATACGGTTTCCGTAGATAAACGGCCCATCCCAACCTAAAGCCAGGGCGATCTGCAGTTCGTTGAGTTTGCCTTCACGCTCGAGCCGCAGGATCAGCGGCGCCATTTTCGCCGCAAACGCCTGCAACCCTTTCACGATCCCGATCTCAGCCGCACTGTCCACCAAAACCCGGATGATCAAATCTTCCTTACGCGCCATCTGTCACCTCCTGGTCGTTCTTCTGCCTGTTAGCAAAATATTCCTCCCGGTCATGTTTGTTCGATGGGCAGCTATAGTCGCAGTGCGGGCAGGCGTAAAAGGGGCTTGTTTTCCCCTTCTTCAGGATCAACGTGTAATTGCACTTCGGGCATCTCAAATTTCTGCCATAATCGTGATTGACGGGTAATTTCCAGCTCTGGTCACTCATTCCATCACCTCTTCCCTCGCGCCATTTTTCTCCTTGTTCTTGTCCCGATACAGCTTCCGGTATTTTTCGACCGCCTTTTCCTGCCTTTCGACTGCCGTTTCCGGCCGGATCCTGTTTTTCAAGCGGAAAACAAACACCCCTGGCCCGGCAGAATCGCCCAGGTCGAGAATGTCTTCCGCAAGCTCTTTGACCTGCTCCAAAGTCCATTCTCCCGAGCGCACAGCTTCAGCCACTTGCCCATAAACTTGCGGGAATACCCCCAACCGCTCCAGCTTGTTTTCCAGCGGGCGGTCGATTACATCATGCCATTCGTTATGTTTGTCCAGATTTTTGGACACCTGTCCAGATTTCTGGACTGCTTGTCCAGATTTTTGGACAGATTCCTCGCGCGAATTATCAAGATAATCAGGAGGTAGGTTAAATTCAGGGGGTAAAGACTTAAAATCTTTAACATCCTCCTTAATAGACCTGTCCAGATTTCTGGACAGGTTATCCACAGGTTTATCCACAGAGTTATCCACAGTTTCTTCCGCCTCTTGAGCACCTCCATGCAGATAGATGGTGATCCGAGAATAGTGAGTACTGCTGGACAGCAGCCAGCCGCAATCTCTCAATATCCCCAGGTGCCCGTATAGTGCGGATCTTGACAATCCCGTCACCTCCTGAAGTTCTTTCATCGAAAATTCTTGTGATTCTGCTTCTTTGCCCCACAAAAGCCCGCGCAGCTGCACATAAGTCCTGAACACGCCAGCTGGGACGCTGGTGTCATAGACAATGTCAGCGGGGACGGCTACAAACTTGGGTGGCAGTAGGGGGCGTGCCATTGCTAAATTTTGAACAGATCTAATTGAATTTCTTCACCGAATATGACTTCGGCCGCTTTGTCCATTTCTCGCAGGGTATCAGCCAGGCTGATAATCCGGGACTTGTACTCCCGCGTCCTGAAATCCTCGTATTCTGCTTTACTGGCCGCAATATAATAGCCACCATAACAGCCATCCGAATCTTTTCGGTGGCAGATCAGGTATCCCTGTTTACGAAGGTTTTCAATCGCCTTCCGCATCGCCCGGTCATCTTTCTTGCCGATCAATCCCCGCCAGCGCAGTCTTCCCGCCAGATCCTCTCGTCTCAACGGCATGTCATACCTGCGGTTTTCAAGTTGCTCCAAGGTGTGATATTCCAGATCTGTCAATGTTTGTGTTTCCATGATTACCTCTGCTATAATTGGAGAGTCCCATGAGGACTCTGCACTAATCCTGGCCAACGGCTCCTGACTGTTGGCCAGGTTTGTTATTAACCTCAGGCAGACGCTCAAGCACGATGCTCCTTGCTACGCCTGGCGTCTGCCTGATAAAACCCTTTGCCGCAAGATCTTTGAGCAGCCCTGAAATATGGGACGTACTGGTTCTACCCATTATTGCGACCAAATCGCGGACGGAAGGAGAGTAACCGTTCCACTGAATGAAGGTCTCAATGCATCTTAGAAGTTGATAATGGATATCTCGCAAAGCAAAGGGTTTTTCCAAGTTTTTCATCAAATTTCTCTCATTGCTTGGGATAATGCGTATTATCCCAACCACACTCTTTTTTCTTTTCCTAGGAGCTCGCAAGCCCCAACATTTCGCTTACCGTCATCCAGGTCTTATCCGGATTTGGCATCAGCTTCTGTAAATACAATCTCGTGGTCTCAACGTTGTTTTGTTTCAGGAACCTCCTTATAGTGTCTTCATCATCTCCTGCCTGGGCTCTCAAATAAGCCGCTGTATGCCGTAAACTGTGCACTTTCAACCCCCTGGTACGCAGGCCGGCTTTTCGGGCGTAATACTTGAGACTGTCTCTGACCGTCTGGTCCGAGATTGGCAGATCAACAATTTCCCCCGTGTTTGTATACCGGTGGAAAACAAAACCAGTGAACTTCTGCTCTGCATCAGCAAATGCCATGATCGCTTCGTACACTGGTGGGTAAACTTCTTTCGTCTGGTTGGGCTTGCCTTTGCCCTGGTACCTCATAATTACTATCCCACCTGGCAGCACTTCAAGATCCTCATACCGGAGCTGCCGGAGCTCAGAATTTCGGAGCCCTGTCAGTAGATACCCTGCAAAAAGAGCCTTGTTTCGAAGTCCTGGTAGGTTGTCTGTATTGATGGCTCGCAGGAATGCGCCGGCTTGTTCTTCATCCCAGCACAGCGCCTTACCATATCGTTCGACTTTTGGCAGCTTGAAGCTCGCAGCCGGGTTGTCCTCACGAAGACGATACTCCTCGCCGTCCATGTCCAGGGTGACATATTCACGAATTACGAAGTTGTAGAAGCTCTTGACCCCGCTGATCCGGCTCGCAACCGTCGCATCCGACCTGCCCGCTTGGTGCAGATCTGCCAGCCAGCCGGCAATATCTTTCCGGCTGATCTCCCAGGCAGGCTTTCCGCAATAGGCAAGCAGGCCAGTCAGGCTCGATCGATAGGACTGAGCCGTGTGCCGGCTGTTCTGCCGATGCAGCCAGAGCCGGATTGCGTCTTGCCAGGCTGCTTGCTTTGCTTCGTTACCAGATTCCATCTGCATCCCTGTTACGATCTATGATCTCTAAGCCGGGGTGCGATCTCTTCCTGCCAAAACGCATACAGGACCATTGGGACGATGAAAACAAAATACGGGGATAAAAGTACTAGTGCATCGCGTAACATGACAATCCTTTCTACTGCTTTTCGGGTTCTTTTTCTGGTGAGACGTAGTGCCCTTGGTTCCCCCAGGCAAATTGCCAGCGCACTTCTTTATCAAGCATGTTCGAAAGCTTCTGGGCGAATTCATACGCCTCAGGAGAATTTCGGGAGATACGGATCTTCCTGGTGCATAAGACCGGAGATTCCTCCCAGGTGTCAGCCAGCTTCACTTTGAACTCAAACTTCTCATTGCGTTTGTTCATCTCACCAGGCTCCTTTTGTTTTACTCTTCGGTTTCTTTTTCTGGTTCGTAAAATCGGGTCCAATCAAAGTCGAGTGCTTTACCGATTCTCATTGCAACCTCTGGAGAGGGGCGTCTAATACCAGTCTCGATCATTGTGTAATAAGCCCGCTCGATTTCAGCTTGCGAAGCAACTTGTTCTTGTGTTAGGGATTTTTCTTCTCTGATCTCTTTTAGCCAATTTTTGGTCATGTTACTCCTTGAAACTCTAAGTTACATAAGGATAACAACAGATTGTTACATTGTCAAGAGGAAAATCAAAACTGGTGTAACAGATTGTTTTATTTTCGATTAACATATTGCTTGTAACGGTTTGTTACATTAGACTTGCAAAGTGAGGGTACGATGGAACGCTTACGTTCAGTAAGAGAACAACGAAATCTTAGTCAAAAACAAGTCGCGGATTACCTTGGGATTACATCCCAGGCGTATGGTTATTACGAACGAGGTGAACGAAACCCGGGATCTGATAACCTGCGGAAACTTGCCAACTATTTTGATGTATCGGTTGATTACTTGCTTGGAAGAGATCAAGGCCAAAATCAAACTAATAATCGTTATATCCCTTTACTCGGATCCGTTCCAGCCGGCGTACCTATCGAAGCCATTGAAGATATCGAAGAGTACATTGATATCTACCCCCGCTTTGTCAAACACGGCGAGCTCTTTGCACTCCGGGTACAGGGAGACAGCATGGAGCCAGACCTGCGTAATGGCGATATTGTCATCATCGAAAAACAGGAATATGTCGAAAATGGACAAATAGCTGTTGTACGGGTCAATGGGGAAGATTTCACTATCAAACGCGTCAAACTCTCTCCAAAAGGGATCATGCTCATTCCCAGCAACCCCGCCTATGACCCGGTCTTCTTCGATTCCGACCAGGTCGCCGCCCTTCCGATAACAATTATTGGTAAAGTCATTGAAATTCGTAGGAGATTGTAATGATAGAGAAAATTGTGCGATTGACTGGAACCACTCTTGAAGACGATGCTGGATGTCCTAGACAGGACAATATCGCTCATCTAAAGATCGGAGATGAACTAAAGGGTTCAGTTGAGTCTAAATATGACGATGATTTTAACGAAACTCAGTGGGTGGTTATTACAGATGAAGATAATGCAGAGATCGGCGAAATAAGGGGGTTTGATTCGGATCTGATCATCCAAGCCGCGAAACATGGTCATATTATCAAGTTTTCAGTTTCAAAACTAAAAGAAACTAACTTAGGGAAGATAAATGTGCATGTTCTAGTAAGGACATACACAAAAAAAGAAGCAAAAAAACTTTCCGCTTTAGGAACAAACGAATAGCACTTTACCATAATATTCAACATACTGGCGCACTCTCCAGACATCACGGATAAGAGCATCAAAAGACCTCATAGCTCACGGATATTGAAAGCCTTGCTATCCGAACCCCCTAAAAACGGTCATAGGGTTCACATCCGTGAGGTTTCGGAGGTTCGAGTCCTCTAGCGCCCATTGCAGACCCTAACGAGGGAAAATGCCTCAAAAATACCCTCGGATAGTACGGATAAGCCACTCCGTATAGCACGGATTGAGGCAGGAAGGCACCAGTATAAAAAAAAGCTGGTGTCCTTTTTTTATTCCAAACCAAAACCAGCGTTATCCCAACCACTAAAGGCTGTTCAGGAGGCAGCACGGATTATGAAACAACTAACGCTATCTCAAGCACTCGAAGGCTACATCCTCTTTGCGGAGCCAAAGCTCTCACCCCATACCATCCAGGACTACTTCAATACTTATCGCAAGTTCCAAACGTACTTGGTCGAAGATCTGCTGATCAATGACATCAATGTCGAACACATTGCCGGCTTCATCAACCAGTACCAACACCTGAAGAAAAAGACCTTGCGAAACTACCATACCGGTTTATCAGCTCTTTGGACCTGGGCATTCCAACAAAAGCTGGTGGACGAGAAGGTCCCCCAAACCTACCAGCCGCCCAAGGCGGATGAAATCGCCGTTGTGCCTTACTCTGAAGCCGACGTCAAAGCCATGCTGGCCAGCTGTCAAAAAAGGAAGCCATACCTTCTACCGGGGCAGCGTGAGACGGTAACTGACTTACCAGAAGGACCACGTCTGAAAACAAGCCTTCTCCTGCTTCTTGATACCGGTATCCGGGCAAGCGAGTATTGCGGTCTCAAGATCAAGGATGTGGATCTACGCAATCGAAACATCATGGTCATGGGGAAAGGGCGTAAAGAGCGCCAGATCCCAATCTCGAGCAGAACCGCACAGGCAATCTGGTCCTACTTCTCAACCCGTCCAGACATGCAGATCAACTCGCCCGCTTTTGCCACGGTCAATGGTACAGCACTCCTTAGAGATAACTTCCTAAAATCGATTTATCGTTTGGGAGAACGAGCAGGTGTCCAGGATCCCACCATCCACAGATTCCGCCACACCTTTGCCATCAACTTCTTGCGCAATGGTGGTGATATCTATACCTTGCAAAGGATCCTTGGACATTCCACCCTGGACATGGTCAAGCGTTACCTGGCAATAGCCCAGGTGGATATCCAGGCGGCTCATCGCAGAGCCAGCCCTGTCACGAATTGGGGGTTATGATCTTACCTGTGTTTCATTTTCAACAGGGGCATCTATCAGGTGCCCCTTGATCACCCAACCCTCTGGCTGATCGATCCTTACCCAGTCACCATCCATTTTTACGATGGTTACCTCTTGTCCTCTCCATAGCTGCCCTACTCGAGTGCTAGTTGAGGCAGGACTCATGAAAACCGCTGCCACCTGACTTTCGCAAAGCATTTTTTTGTTTTTTTTACTCATTCTTTCCTCCATTATTTTGGCCTTCCATATGCGGAAATGTGAAAAACGTGAGGGTATCGTGCTGTCAGGGCTGAAACTGTGCCATACCAGGGATCATGGATCCAGAACACCCCATTTGTTTCGCCTAAAAACGTTACCCAGTGTTGTAGATAACCAGCACCGGGAAGCATATCCACACGCCCCATTGCCGGCAGCCCTTTTGCCAACATTGACCTAACGGTATCTTCCCAGCCAGTGCCAGAAGGAAAGTCCTTGAATATCTCAAGCGGCACGCCATATTTCTTATCTGGAATCTGCCAGTACATTCGATTGGTATGATTTATATAGCCGTAACTGCCACTGGGTCCAGAATTCAACAGCGTGCCGTACTCCAATGGCGTTACTTCCCTACCGAGGATCAGGGATAGACAACCCGACGTGTTGGATGCCAGGCATCCTTGTTCTCCGATAGTGATCCCGGAATTACCCATTTTCAACCAGCTCCACCGCGGATCTCGTTGGGACCATAAAGGGACTGGCAACAGGTTGCGTTCATCTTTTTCGACCACCCTTTGCAGGTAGCGTTCATTGAACCACTCTCCAACCCCAATTCGTGCCCAACCGTCGACCTCTTCATACACATCCACCTGGTCACCAGGTGAAAGAGATCTCACGGTTTTAGTCGAGCCTGGTGCTGCTTTAACTTTCAAACGGACTCGAGCGATCTTTTTTACTTCAGCTTGATAGAGCGGTTTTGCCTCCGGTTCTGGGGTAACGATTATAGGCAGGAATACCTCGTGTGATTCTTCTGTCATCCCAAAATAAGCCAGTATCTGGTCTTCTGTACCGTTCCAACGATTGGTATCGATATAGTGGGATGCCACTCCATGAGCAGCCCCATTGCCGCGGTCTCCGGTTTGATGGATCAACCAGGTATCAACGCCAGAAGGCAACCAGGGTGGTCCTGGGTGTTCAGGCGTGTAAGCGGGTTCGGGCAGGGGGGTAAGGTACGTTGCCAACCACCAGTCAATACCTTTTGGCAGATCAGATACGTGGAGAAAAGAATTAACCCAGGATGCCCTCGAATAAATGACTGGATATCTTCCAGTCTCAACCCTCAAGCGTTCAAGACAGGCGTTCACGGTCTGAGTGATCCGATATTTGCTGCAACCGTGATCCAGTTCCAGGTCGAGTGCCAGCCGGTCATGCTCACCCAGGTTGGCGACCTGCAGAAAGTGATCCATCTGTCGGATTGCATCCTCCCCTGGATAGGTGACGTGGTAAGCCAATCTTGGGGCAAGCACACTTGCCCACGAATAGGAAAACCAGGGATCGGTGTATCCCCAGGAGATGGCAGCACGAATCCCACAAAACTTGATCAGTGGATTCAGAACATCAAAATTGATCTTTTTCCTGCCATCAGCTGAGTACTGGTATCTGCTGATATCCACACCATAAGGTTGATTCTGGTTACTCATGAATGATCTCCAACTTAGGCAACTTAGGCGGTCCTTCTCCACATATAAACGACTACATAGGGCTGCAAAGTCGAGCCAGAATCGGTAGTACCACCCAATTCAGCACCTGATGATATCGTTCCTAATGTGGCGTTATTTGCAGCGTTGTTTTTGTGAGTAATCGTCCAGGTTGAAACCGCTTTACGAGCCATCGCAATCCAGCCATCGACTGATGACGCAATCTTTGCAAAACCTGCTGACAATCCGTGAGAATGAGTTTCAGCGCCACCAGTACTTCCTGCGGTTGCAAATGTTCCCGAGGTAGCCTTCCCAACAAGTACGCGTCCTTGTCCATATTCTTCCCAGGTTCCACCAAACAATGTGCCGGGGTTTGTTGAGGAGCTACTCATAAAAATTGCACCGACGGGGTAAATGGATAACATCACTTGAGCGAACGTCTTTCCATCAAGCTTGTTGCTGTCAGCCGCTTTGCCCGTTGTTTTAAGATACTCTACTCCGCTTTGATCTTTGAGGGTGCCGGTGACAATGATCCCATTCGGAGCTGTGAGATCAATTTTTTCAGCAGTAAGGGCAATCAAGGATTCATCGACCCGCGCCCATATTTTTAACAAGGCGGTATAGTAAACAACAGGGTCGGTATCAAGTAGGCTGTGCCTGGCTTTAATTTCTATCAGCGACTCTGATTCTGAAACCTCGGCCTCATAATTAGCTACGTCCAAGATATACGAATTGCCATACACCCCCTCTCTCATGGCATTCGTTAACTTGTATACGACACCCGTGTCTTTAGCTACTGCTATGTCCCAATTATTAATTATCTGCCCTGGCGCGCCATAGATTTTTTGTTGGATACCAACATCAGACGGACTGCCGCTGCCATATATACCTCCGAAGTTAACCCCATCATGGATAAATTTTATAGATGATGGGGATGTGTAATCGTTATAGACTGTCTCGGTGAATAATCTCAATCCGTTTTCGTCTATTATGACCTTGCCATCGCCGGCAATGATGGTTCCACCCTTGACGATCATGCCATCCGTTTTGGTGTAGAGCAAGTACTTGCCGTTGGCATAATCACCAAGCGCTATGCCCATCCCAGTGTAGGGGGCGTTCTGCCAGCCGGTGATATCGCCGAACCTGCCGATCTCCAAACTGTTATTGTAGTCGCTGCCTTGTGCCCAGACACTGAACCGCTTACGGTCGATGGCATTGAGTTCGAGCCAACCCTCTCCCTCACTACCCAGGACTGCAAAGGGGGTTCCTTCAGGCCAATCATTGGCGCCGCTGCCATCAAGGTCGCGGGAAACGTTGTAGAGGGTCTGCCCGATAATAACCGCGGAACCGACCTTAACGTACTCAATTTTTCCTTCACCCCGGAACAAGACGAAATCTCCGACGATCATCTCCCTGCCAAAATCCATTACCCCAGCACCAGCAAGGGCAGTCGCTGCCAATGCCCCAGCCACCTTCGTCACCAGGAACTGTCCATCCATGATCACGACATTCTCTTTTTTGAAGATAAGGCTGGACAGCTCGGAAAAGAACCCTTTTCTGAAGCGGTAGGTATCAGAGCCGATATCGTACGTGTCAGGCATCAGTGGCAGGATTGTGTTGACCAAAATATTTTTAATGAAGCTGTTATTTCCCGCCCAGGTATGATCGTAAGGCTCATGATCCACGCTGGCTTTGTGCGACTCAAGTGCCAGGATCAACGCATCGATCTCTTTAGCAACAGTATCTGATGCAACATCATCCGACATGCGTGTCAGGTAGGGTGCGGCTCGTTTCATCAAGTCTGAAATTCGGTCTTTGTTAGCCATTGATTATCCTCAGGTTGTAAGGGTTTTGCCAGTTTGCCGGTTTCAATTTCATGCCGTCTTTGTTCCACTCGACTTCATCGCAAAAAAAGCTTTTTTTGCCAGTGAGGGTAGTCGTCTCAATCGCCCCCCACAGAATCGGTTCAATGGAAATCCATTTTCCAGTTGGGTCAAAATGCTCCTCAACCTGGGAACCGGCAGGATAATAGAGCTTGCCGTCAGAACGCATTTCAACTGGTGGATTTATGGTTTCGTCTGGCTGTTCCCACACTTCAACAGTTTGATCCAAATTCACCCTCGCGAGCAAGCGTTTGTTGTTCGAGGTGCCGATCTCCAGAAAATCTTCAGCTTCTGTCAGGGCAGTCGTGTCGCCGTTTCGGTAACTTTCCGCATAGAGACTGCTGCGGTCATTAATAAAAATCGTTTGCAAAAATTGCCCCGCATCAGTCAAGATATTTTGGAGTTGCTGAGACGTTTCGGTCAAAACGTTGTTGTAGAGCCGGAAGGGCATGTCCTTGGTCGTCTGGATCCAGGCGCCGGTCCCGCTATCAAATTCAACAAAAACCCCACCGCCATAGCCATGATTGGGGTCAAGGGTGATCACCTGGTAACTGCTCTCAGTTGAAAAGGACGAGCTGAAGGTCAAATAATAGGTTTTTCCAGGTGTAAGTACCAGCGTTTCTGAGAAGGTGGCTCTCACCCACTCCGCTGTTGTTGTGATATTGTTGGCATTAATGGTGGCGCTTCTGATTGAAGTCCCAGGGACCCCATCAACCGATTCAGACAATTCAACACTGACATCACCAGGTCCGCCGACTTTTCGAATATGGATTTCCATTTCAGCCAGGTTGATATCGGAGGTTGCCAAAAAGCTTTGGCCCACTTTCACACCTTCCAACAACTGGACGGAAGCGTTCCCGATCGTCTGAAAAGATAGTGCAAGTTCTGTTGGCACAAATGTATACCGCCATCCTAACGTCTGCCACCAGCCCAAACATTCGACTTTGGCTTCTTTTGCGTTTCCGGAAGTGGTGAACACTCTTGGGAAACCGCGCTCATTTTGCAATCTGGTTGCCATTGCGACCGCTTCCACCGCGTTCATGGATCCCCCGCTCTCGAGCAGTTCTTTGGTTCCAAACTTAGCGACTGAATCATCATCCGAAATCCAGGGGGAAGTACGTCTGATCCCAACCGTGTTGCCGCCAGCGGAGATCAGGTTGTAAGCCACTGCGATCTTGTTGTGCATTTCTTCCAGATCTGCGCTGATTATGACCTGATCCCTTGGGATTTCCACTCTATCGATGAAACCCCACCAAACCGCGTTTCCGGCATCATCATAGATCTCCACGCCGTTTCGCAGGTAGTTGATCAGTTCAAGCAGCTGGTCTTGTTTGCCTGAAATATTGAGCTCAGCTTTTTCGCAGCCACCAAAAACGGTTTTGCTATAATGATCAACTTCGACTGTCAAGCCAGCAGGAAGAACCTGCTCAATAAGTTGATTCCGCTGCAGAAAACGAACTTTCATAATAGCCACCTTCTCGGGCGATAACTCCCGCTCACTCCAACCAGAAAATCGGCAGGCGCTTGGTTCATGTTCACCCTATGCAGTGCGAAATAAAACAGATGGAAAGCACCAGGCACCAGCATCAGCGAGCCTATCATCTTCTTTAACCCACTCTTTTTCCCAGCTGCATCCTCACTCCAACCTGTATCACCATCAATGATCAGTTTTCCTCCTGGAACCACTAAAGTGTCCAGGTTCACGAAACCATCTTCAGCAAAAAGCATCACGTCATCAAACGCCCAGGTCCAGGTGCCGGCTCTGGTTGGTGTTGCCCACAACTCAAGCGTTAGTTCAGCCAGGTTCTCTTTGCCTTCCAGCCAGGGCGGCATGCGAAAGTCAAACAGATCCAGCCAATGCCTGGCGTAGGTTTGCGATTCACGCAGCCAGTCGGTTTCATATACCGTTGTTCCTCCAGAGACAATTCGAAGCCTGTACTTAAATTCCGAATAGGATCCGGTGTACCAGGGGCGCAGTAACATTTTCAAACGCTGCCCCCTCATCATTGAGATGAGCGTGTCCGAGATAGACCAACGCAAAATTGGTTGAGCTGATCCATAGGTTAGCTGCCCTTGTGCGATCGCTCCGCCACTTGCCCCTGCAGCACTCACGGGCGTCACACCAATCGCGCTTTCTGCTTCAAGCATCCAACCGGTGTTCCAGTTAGGGCGGGTATTGTTCATTCCAATCCACAAATGGCCGAGATCATACGTGTACAAATTTTCGATAGTCAATTTTACTGGTGTTGGCAGATCACCCTGAATCAGGTTAGCAGTCACATAGGCTGAATTGATCCTTTGATTGGGCACTGTTCCGGCACCATCGTTGGCATTAAAAACCCTGGCCTGAGTGCCACCATTAATATTCCCAATTGGCAAAACTGTTTCCGGACCCTCCCAAAACGGGTCTCGTTCAAACGAGATCTCGACATTTACCCGACCTCGGGTGTACTCCCGGCTGATCGCACTGTCAACTGTCACAGCACCATCATAGATTTGACTTCTCCAGGCTGTTTCTCCTTCAGCCACTTTATATTCCAGGTAAACCGGATCCAACGCGGGATCCTTTTTCCTGGCACGTTCGAACCAGCGGTTCAAAGTTTGGATGTTTGCTGAGATTGGTCCGCGCATTTGCACTTTAACTGATTCCGTTATCGTTTTTGCATGAACGTCAACCGTAGGACCATAACCAGCCTGCAAAAACAGGCCAACTCTCTCATTCAGATCAATCCGTTGATTGCCAGAGACAAAGACTAAGCTGCATCCCATTACCAGCCCTCTGCTACTTTCCTGGCAACCTTGTTTGCCAATAATTCGTAATCAATAGGTTCACTCGGGTTGACATTAATGGTGACGGGGGCTCTGTCCACTACGTTTGCTTGTCCAACTCCGGCAAAAGCAGGTTGCATGCCTCCTGCGGGGAACGCTGATTCAACCGCCGGCATCAGCCCTGCGATCGTCATCCGCATTGACCGCTCCACATTGTCCATTTCCTTCAAGAATCCAAAGCCGATACCCTCTGCAATTGGGCCACCGATTCGTCTCGCCCACAGCCGCGAGGGTGAATTGACCTCATTGTCCTCTTCTGCACCTCCAATAAGATTTTTGAATAGATCGCTAACCCAAGATTTCAAGTCCGCCCATTTGTCCTTAATGCCTTCCCAAATGCCCAAAACAATATCCCTGCCTAAGTCCCAGAGCCCACTGAAGGAATTTTTGATACCATCTATCACCTCACCAATCAAGTCGGAACCGCTTGTGTAAAGTGTTGAAAACATAGATTTGATACCATTAAGCACCTTATTTACCGCATCAGATCCGCTGGTTTTTAATGTAGCAAACATCCCAGTAATCCCGTTGATCAGGCTCTCAATTATTTGTTTCCCGGAACTAATGATCATCGGCAATGATTGCACAAGTGCCCCGACGATGGCGATGATGATCTCGGGCACATACCCAATCAAAACCGGCAGAGCTTGCACCAGCCCATCTACCAACGCAACGATCAGCTCTAACGCCGCTGCAATCAGAAGCGGGAGGTTATTAATCAAAGTGATTACCACTTCAGGAATGATCGTCGCGATCATGGTCATCAGCTGTGGCAGCGCGTTCGAAATTCCTGATGCCAGCCCGATAACCAGTTGCAAGGCGGCGTTGAGCAGCATGGGCATGCTGTCCATCAGTCCTTGGACTATTGTCATGATCGCATCAATCGCAGCTGGGATTAATTCCGGGAGAGCGGCTGTTAGCCCCTCAACAAGCGTGGTGACTAACTGTACAGCAGCTCCAATGAGGAGCGGCAGATTGTCAACCAGGGCACCGATGATGGTCATCAAAGCACCTACAGCTGCTGGTATCAAGTCCGGTAGCAGCGCAAGAATAGTTGTCAGTACCTGCGAAAACAGAACAGTTACCGTTGTGAGCAACGTTGGCAGCAGATCCCCAATAGCGGTGATTATTCCACCTAGGGCGGGAGGTAAAGCCATCACAATGTTTTCTATAACCGGCGTAATGTTTTTCAGCACGTTCTGGAACCCCTCAACCACATTACCGATCAAGGTTTTGATATCAGCATCTGAGTTTCCAAGACCCGCCATTAAGTTAGCGATAGCAGCTTGCATCCCGGAGACTGAGCCAGATATCGTCTCTGTGGCTTCTTTTGCAGTCGTGCCGGTGATCCCCATTTCAGTCTGGATGACGTGGATTGCCTCTGTAACATCTGCGAAAGACGAAATATCATATTTGATGCCTGAAATTTTCTCAGCATCGGCAAGCAGACGCTCCATTTCTGTTTTCGTGCCGCCATAACCCAGCTTCAGGTTATCGAGCATCGTATAGTTCTGTTTCGCAAACCCTTGGTATGTATTTTGAATGGACGCGATATCCGTGCCCATTTTGTTGGCATTATCCGACATATCCGTTATTGCCATGTCAGCAATGCCCGCTGCTTTTTCGGTATCACCGCCCAGAGATTGGATAAGGCTGGCTGAAAAACCTGTCACCGTCTCCATGTACTGATTGGCAGACATTCCGGCGGTCTTGTAAGCGTTTTCGGCATACGCCTGCACAGTTTTGGATGACTCTCCAAACAGCGTGTCCACGCCGCCAACCAGCTGCTCATACGCCGCGTAAGCTTTGATGACTTCCTGCCCCAGTTTTAGAGCAGCTGCTCCGGCAGCAACAACGATAGCGCCCATTGCAATACCAGCCGCCTTACCAATCGAAGCCAACTTATCCCCTACACCTGCGAGCACAGAGGCGGTACCTTTTCCCAGGTCTTTCAGCCGATCGCCAAAAGTCTTAACTTCCTTTTCTGCCTTCTTAGATTCCTCGCCGACCTTTTTTGTTTCTTTGGCGGTGTCCTGGGATTCACTTCCCATATCATCAAGCGCTTTTTCGGTATTAACCAGCTCAAGAGACATTTTGTTCAGCTTTTCGGTTTCCTTATTCAGCTGGATTTGCAGCTCCTGGGCTGCTCGGCTCGTTGCTCCCTTCTCTTCTGCCACGCGGGAGTACTCCTCTTGCAAGGAGTTAACTTTGCCCGCTTGCACCCCAATCGCCTGATTGAGCGTTGAGATCCGCTGGTTTAGCCCATCGGAGCTTTTAGACCAATCTCCCAACGTGGCGACACTGGCTTTGAAACCGCTGTCCAAAAGCCGCAGCTCCCGATTCGCTGCAGAAATCCCCGCCTTGAAATCGGTTGAATCCAACGACATATTGGAACTGAGTGAATCTCCGCTACCTGCCATTACCACTCCACTTCATCAGCAAAAACCGTCTTCGGCGCCTGGCTCCTGCCAATATGGCGCATCAGATCAAAAAGGCTCACTGCATCTGTCCGGTCAATATCTGCCAGGGACCAGCCAAACACTTGGATCAGTGTCAGCTGCATATCCAGCAGAACCTCCAGCATGTCCCGCTCATCATCCTCCGGTTCTATTCCACCGGAGGAAGGGTAGGGTTTGCACCGCCATTGATTTTGGTGACAATCTGGTTAATTACGGTCATTACTTCCGAGAGCTCGGCGCCGTCCAGCAGATCTTCTCTGCTGAACTTATTCCCAAAAAATGCCACCACGAAATCAGCCAGGTTATCAATCGTTTCCGGCTTCATTTTTTGCGGATCCTGCAGCTCGCTTACATATTCCTGCAGCTTGACTGCTTCTTTCAGCAGACGGAAGGGCACAAAGCTCTGTCGATAGGTTACTTTTGGCTCACTGTCCTCGTCGTACAAAATCATTTCAATAGCAAACTTTGTCATATTTCTCCTGTAGGGGGGGCGGTTTCGTGACCGCCCCCTTATTGTCGATTGCGCTAAACTATCGTCGCCGGCACGTTCACCTGGGTGAACCAGCCTGCTACCAGGGCTGCCGATGCGGCCACGTCTTCGTCCACTTTCGTGACCTTGACCGATTCACTCACGCCCGTTTTGGTCGTGAATTTGTGGATCGTTGTGATCGCGGTGTAGGTCAGTTTTGCCAGCTTGGGAGCCGGGTTGGCTTCCAGGGTTTGAAATTCGGCATCGCCAATCTCAAACTTCCCCTTCAGATACTGAATGTAGAGATATTTGCCGTTCGATTTCTTGCTCCTGAAACTGAGTGCAAAATCCGGCGCATTGGCTGCGCTGCCTTCGATCAGCATCCCGTTGGTTGTGTTCAGCGTCCTTCCGGTCAATTCCGCGATGGTTGCCAGTGGCAGGTTTGTCACCTCAATCTCAATCTTGGTCTCACCTTCTGCGGTTGAGGTATCAAATACCCCGTCATCCGCGTACTGAGTATTGATACTTTTGGTCGTGCTCAGCTTTGCGCTGGCTGCCGGGGCAAGCACAACTGGTGTGCCTGGTGTATACGCGGTGGCATCGTCCGCGGTGATAGGCGCATAATACAGCTTGTCAAGCCCGATCTGGCTTTTGTATTCTCCTGAACCAATTGCCATTGTTACTCCTTCTCCTCGTAATAGAGGAAATCTTTGCTTTGGCCATAGTGGCCAGTTTTGTCGTTGTAATCCATGTCTCTTTCAGCCTGGAAGTAAAACCCGGCTGCCAGCATGGCTGTTTCCACATCAGGGAAACTCTCAAATCCACTCCGTGACCACAGATTCAGCTGCACCAGGTGGCTCCGTGCTGTTTCGTGGTCATCAATATGCTCTTCTGGACCGGCAGAGATCACCTGGAAGGTAATGTATTGATCAGGCCAGGTTTCACCGGTTTTTAGAGTCAGCCGGTTGTTGGCTGTCTTAATTCCCAACCCAGCCAGGGTATCGTTCACTTTCTGCCAGATCGTCATTCCAGTTCTCCAAGCTCTTTCTCGAGCACAGCCTTCATCGCCTTCGTGATCTTGCTTTTGTCTTCTTTCATCGTAGCCCGTTGGTACGATTGTGCACTGACACTGCTGGAGCCAAACTCTTGGACAGTGCCATAACGAACAACATCACCGGGGGCGTCAATCAACCCAATTTCGATGTGCGAGACGTTGCCATCCCTCTTGACCTGACCCTTTTTCAGGTTGTCATGCAGCCTGCCTGTACGCTTTGGTACGCGCCGCTGCATGCCGCTCAAAGCCACGTCAGCCCCGGCATCCAGCATTTCACCGGCGACTTCGTCAATCCTGCCTGCTTCCAGGGCAGTCAACTGCTCCATCATCTCCTGCAGTTTCTTGGGCATGCTCAAATCCGCTTTCATCCCACACCGATCCTGCTGATTTTCAGCTCCAGCCACTCGTTCCGTTCACGGATATTGTCGATGGATCGGATCTCCCAGACCTGGGTGCCATAAAGTACACGCCAGGTTTCGTCCAGTCCAGGCACATATCGCAGAAGCAGGGTTGCTGCTTTGGAAGCACCTGCTGCGTCAGCCTGCCAGGCTTCATCGCCGTGGGCGTTGGTCCACTTGCACCAGACCGTTTTTACCTCTCCCGAGACCAGCTGCTTGAATCCGCCTGTGTCTTCCTGGTAGGTACGTTTTTCCAGCTGGATCTGTGTTCGCAGCTCGCCTGGGTTGGTAATCGCGTTCCCTATTCTCATGTGCTCAGCTCCAGCAGCTCATTCAAGCGGACTGCCTCTGCTTTAAGCTGCAGCAATACCGCGTTCAAACCAAAACTAAGCACCGATTCAGATCCCAGCTGTGCCGGGTTTTCATGCCATTGCACTAAAAGCATCCTGGCCGCCGCTTTGGCAGTCGGGTTGATCGCCTCATCCTCGGTCCACTTCCAGCCGGTCGCGTTTTCAATATGAGCGTCCACCTGCGGCAACAGATCCAGCATGTTTTGATCGTTTATTTCGCAGCGCAAAACCGTCGCTGCTTCAGTAGGTGTCAGGATGCTCATTTCATTTCACCTCAGCCTTTTTGGCCGCTTTCTTTTGGCCAGACTCGGCGGTGGTGTCCTTCAGAGTTGGACCACCTCCCGTCTGTTCTGTAGTCTCCATGACCACCCATCCATCCTTGAGATAGGCTTCCAGGGCGTCGGGGTGGACATCCATGCGATATCCATCCTTGGTCACGGGTGTAAACTGCACCTCAGCCATGACAGCCTTAGCTCAACCCAATGGCGATTGCCTCTGGGTCTAAAACAATTGCGCCGTACATGATCGAGACTTCATCCACAATCTGGCGATACTCCGCATAGCGGCGAATCTCAAACACCAGGTTGGTGTAAGGATCCTTAATGCTGGTCGCGTCAATCGCAGCATCCCCTTCCTTCGGGATCTCAGGCAGGCGCGCGCCTAAGCCCAGGGCGGACTGGTTGAACGCGAAGTTTGGCGTGTACTGGTGGATGCTCACCGCTTTGCCATCAGCAGCCGCGCCCAGCAGACCGGGAGCACCGATCGTGAGGGTTCCTGCAGCCTCAATACCTTTGGTAACCACGTACTTCGAACCGGACGGTTCGTCAGCGATCGAGATCACATCCCCAGCCAGAATGGTTCCGGTACCGGTCTTGACCTTGATGGCGGTCGCGCCGACAGCGTGAGCACCGTCTAAAACATAATTGGCACCAGTGCCCTTGGTGTGCTTGGTAAACTGGTTGGATTCGTACAGGTTAAAGTTCTGGATCCGGGTCAGGTAGCCGTTTTTCATCATCTCGTCGCTGCCATACTCGTTGGCTTTGTACAACATGCCCATATAGGCACGCATGGCTTCTGCAGTCGCTGTGTTCAGCACCAGGGAGAGTTCTCCAGTGGACCGGTCGTTTGTCGCCAGGATACCCCACAACTTGGCGAAGTACTCCATGTTGACAGTGGCTGCTGTAAAGGGCACAGTGTCAGCAGTGCCAAAAGCCCGGCTGGCATTCAGGATCGCCACGCCCGCCAGGTAACTTTCGATCCCAGCGGCTAGCTTGTCAAATGCCTGCAGGTACTGGTTTTGGCGGCGGATCGCCATATTGGCGTCACCGATTGCTTCTGAAGCTTCACCGGTCACCGGAATGCGCACTGCCTTGCGGGCAGCCATCGTGTAGGTGAGCGGGGCAGCAACATCGGCGGCGGGATCTGGCAGGGTTGCAGAAGGTGCAACGTCAACCGCGGCACCGACCTGAGGTACATCCCAAACCACGCTTTGACCCAATGTCGCCCGGGAGAGCTGTCCGTCCACCTGGACGGCGCGGATCATCCCAAACTGGCGCCGCGGGAACTCCGCGATGCCGGCATAAAGGGTTGGAAACAGACTTGCTAAAGAATCAGGCATTTTTTACTCCTTTTCTTCAGTGACTTTGCCACCGCGTTTCATGAACGCAGTCTTCTCACTGATAGTCATCCCGTCGAATTCCTCGCGGGTCATGGTGTTTTTAGCTGCTTCAATTTCAGCAGCTGCCTCTGATACAGGTACAAACAAACTGGCTGCGCTATCAGCGAAATCGCCGGCTTTGGTCAGCTTTTTGTAGAGGTCGATCGCTTTTTGTGCTTCGGCTTGAGCCTCGTCCAGCGCGGGCTCAAGAGCCAGAGCATCATTGACGTCTTCCTCGGTGCCAGCCAGGAGGGTTTCAATCTCCTGAGCCTTTTCATTCACGGCCTGCACGCGTTTTTGCGCCAGGTCATACGCACTTTTGAATGTGGTCATATTCTCATCTCCTTGAGTTTTTGGGATTTTTCGCGCAGTGCCTGGACGGCTCTCTCGCGTTCCATTTCGCCCTGGTCGGGCTCTGTATCGGTGACTTCTTCCGGCACGCTGGTTGCCGGAGCCTCCGTAACATTCATCATTTTTTTCACCGCTTCCGGTACCTCTCGGTATCCCTGCAAAGCGTGATTCATCACTGGCAGAGAATCCTTTGCCATAACGGCTGCTCTTGCGGATGCCGGCTGGCTGATGATCTCATCTACAAAACCATTCTCAAGCGCAGTCTGTGCGCTCATCCAGGTCTCGTCAGCCATCATTTTTTCGATCTGATTTTGCTCAAGCGTGCTTTTTGCCATATACGCTTCAACAATCCCTTTTTTCAGCTCTTTGAGCATGCTGATCGTCACCCGGTGGTCGTCCACATTGCCTATCGTGATCGTCCAGGGGTCATGGATCATGAAAAATGCGCTGTCCTGCATGACCACCTTTGCCCCCGCAGTAGCGATGTACGTTGCCGCACTTGCGCACAACCCGTCGATCTGGCAGGTTATTTTGCCTGAATACGACATCAGCAATGCCCTGATCGCGCTGGCTGCCATCATGTCCCCACCCGATGAATGGATCCGCAGTAGAACCGGCTTCCCACCCGCTTGGTCCAGGGCTTCTTTCATCGCGTCCTGTGTGACATACCCCAGAGGTGGATGCACCGGGTCATAGAACCAGTAGCTGTCCATGATGTCACCATAGCAGTAGATCTCCACCTCGCCGTTCCCCACGGCATCAAATGCCAGGGTGCGCCTGTGTTCATTTGGAATCGTTTTCTCTTGCAAATTCAATTTCATTCCGTCTCCTTGCCGGGCATGGTTAGCCCTTTCTCAGTGATTACTGCCATGTTGCCAGGGAAGTAGTGCTGATCTCCACCCGGGTATGGTTCCAGGTCATTGATAGCCCTGGCTTCATTCGGTGAATAAATTCCGTCCAAAATTTGGGTGTGAAGAAATTCAGCTTGTGTTTTAGTGTCCAGCTGCATGACTGCCTTGCGCTCAAAGCGGAAGAAGTAAAGATCCTGCTCATCCGTTGCCAGCCACTTTAGTCTTGCTGCCTGCTCAAACTGCACCAGGTAGGGGTTCAATGTAGTTCCCAGGTAGTCAAGCTGCTGCTGTTCGTTCGATTGGTAGCTTTGCTTTCCCAGGTTGAGCTTGTACTGCGGTAGCCCAAAGAAATTGGCGATCTCCACCTCGGTTGCTTGGATGCTCTCCAGGAACTGCACGTCGGTCGCGTTCATCGTGACCTGTTTGAAATCAATAATGGCGTTATCCGTCACCACGACCCCATCCTCGGTGGATTTAAGATAGCTGTCCTTCACCTTCTGTCGCGCCTCTTCGCCGATCTGTCCATTCACCTTCAATATGGCAGTCGGCAGCAACCCGTTGCCAGTCAGGGTGTTGCGCGATTGATTCGCCCCTATCTGCCGGCTGATCGTGTCATTGGCGTACCCCAAAACAGACCTGCCGAAAACACCTTTGGTATCGGGGTTGATCATCAAATGCAGCACTTCCGGATCCGGTATGGTCTTTGTTTCGCCATTGTCAAACAGCACTTGGAAATACCGGTTGCCATATTTGTCAAATACGGGTCGCACCTTGCTTGCCTCAAGCTGGTACAGCTCAGGGTAAGAGCGGATTGGTTTCCACACATAGGCATTCCCCATGCTGAGCAGGTCCAAAATCAGCCTTTTTTTGAATGTAAACGGCGTCTGCCACCTGTTGGGCTCAATTTCGATCAAATAGGCTGCGTTTCGCCTGGATCCATCCGGCTTGACCCTTCTGGACCCTCTTTCCAACCGTTCAAATTGCTGGAACGGCAGCGCGGCAATATCATCGCTCAAAATGTTCATGCAGCGATACACCGTCGAAAGCTTTTTTGCGGTTTCAACAGTGATTGTTCCGAGGCTGGCCATCGACGGCCAGTACATCAAAAAGCCGCTTTCCCCTGGCTGCATCTCTTTAGGGATCGGTGTGATCACCGCGTCATTGATTGCTTTCTTGCTCACATGCCCCAACCTTCCGCCAGGATCCGTTCCTCGAGATTGTCTTCCTGGTTCCAAAACCGTGCCCGGCACATCGCCAGAACCAGAGCCATAACAGGATCAATACGCTTTGTCCGGATCACACTTTTTCCCTTGGTTTCCTTTACCAGCTTTTTCAGGCCGGATCCATTGGTAGCGATCGACGCGTTCCCAAATGTCCACCGTAGCAGGGGGTTGTGTTCGTGCGTCAGTTTCCCGGATCGCATCAGGGTTTCAACCGTATTCATTGGATCGGTCAAAATCGCAAAGGTGCCCTGCTGTGTCACCACGTTCACGCCTTCTTTCATTTCCGCCTGGGTAAGCATCACCGCGAAAGCGGGGTCAGATACCAGCTCAACTACCTCGTGCATCTCTTTATATTTCAGCACCTGGTCAAGGATTGCCCAATGGTCGATCGTGTCGCCTTCGGTCACGTGCAGATATCCGCCGCTTTCCCATTTGTCATAGGGCACGTGGTCCGTCCGCACTCGCTCAAGCAGAGTATTCCTT